AAAGCGAATGTAAAAGTTGAATTTACTCAAGAAAATATTGAGGAGTTCATCAAGTGTAAGGATAATCCTGTTTACTTTGCAAAAAACTATATCAAGATTGTTTCTCTTGATGAGGGTCTAGTTAATTTTAATCTATATCCATTTCAAGAAAAGTTAATCAATAATTTTCATCACGAAAGATTTAATATCTGCAAGATGCCTCGACAGACTGGTAAGTCTACGACTGTGGTATCCTACTTGTTGCATTATGCTGTATTTAATGATAATGTAAATATAGCAATACTTGCAAACAAGGCATCAACTGCTCGTGACCTCTTAGGTAGATTACAACTAGCATATGAAAACTTACCTAAATGGATGCAACAAGGTGTTCTTGTTTGGAATAAAGGTTCTCTGGAGTTAGAAAATGGATCAAAGATTCTCGCTGCGTCTACATCTGCATCTGCTGTCCGTGGTGGATCCTATAATGTCATCTTTCTTGACGAGTTCGCTTTTATCCCGAATCACATTGCTGACCAATTCTTTGCATCTGTTTATCCTACTATCTCTTCTGGCCAACGAACAAAAGTCATAGTTGTATCCACACCACATGGTATGAATCACTTCTATCGAATGTGGCATGACGCTGAAAGAGATAAGAATGAATATGTGCCAACTGAGGTTCACTGGTCTGAAGTGCCAGGCAGAGATCAATATTGGAAGGAACAAACAATCGCAAACACTTCAGAACAACAGTTTCGTGTTGAGTTTGAGTGCGAGTTTCTAGGTTCTGTTGATACTCTGATTAGTTCTGCAAAGTTAAAGTCATTAGTATATGATGAACCGATTAAGAGTCATCGTGGATTAGATATCTATTTTGAACCAATTAAGAATCATGATTATGTGATTACAGTTGACGTGGCTCGTGGTGTGGGCATTGACTACTCTGCATTCATAATCACGGACATCACATCATTTCCGCATAAAGTAATAGGTAAGTATAAAAATAATGAAATAAAACCAATGTTGTTTCCCAGTATCATAGTGGATATTGCGAAGGCATACAACAATGCTTTTATTTTATGTGAGGTAAATGATATTGGAGATCAAGTTGCAAGTATCATTCAATATGACTTAGAGTATGATAATCTTTTACTATGTTCAATGAGAGGTCGTGCTGGTCAGATTGTAGGTCAAGGATTCTCAGGTAAGAAAACTCAACTTGGTGTGAAGATGTCCAAAACGGTAAAGAAGGTAGGATGTTCTAACTTAAAAACTTTGATAGAAGATGAGAAGATAATATTCAACGACTACGATATCATATCTGAACTTACTACATTTATACAGAAACACAACTCATTTGAAGCAGAAGAAGGATGTAATGATGACCTTGCAATGTGTCTCGTTATATACGCATGGTTAGTTCAACAAGAATATTTTAAAGAACTTACAGACCAAGATGTTAGAAAGAGAATCTATGAAGATCAAAGAGACCAGATAGAACAAGACATGTCACCATTTGGATTTATTGTTGATGGAAGAGATGATGAAAGTTTTGTTGATGGTGAGGGAGATAGATGGTATGCTGATGAATACGGTGATCGTTCTTATATGTGGGATTACAGATGATTAGACTTTTAAAATTATTAGGAAATATTGTAGATCCAAGTTGGTGGACAGATCTTATTGGTGAAAAGTCAGGAGCGTATGAACGTGCAAGAAAACCAAATAAGTTTAAAGAATGGAAGTTAAAACAACCTCTATGGAAACAATTTTTCATAGAAGTTTTAATGTTCACATTAATCGCACTAGCATTTGAACCAGTATTGAATATGTTAGGTATGTCAATGTTACCTTGGAGATGGTTTTGATGAAACTTGAAGATCAGTTTGGACTAGAACATTTACTCTTTGAACAGAGAAAATGTAAGATATGTGGTGAGATGAAGGAACTGATTAATGACTTTTACAAGACAAGAAAGGATAGAGGAAATGTGCCATCGGCCTACGCATATGAGTGTAAAAGATGTTCAATTAAAAGAGTTTCTGAAGGAAGAAGAAAAAAAGGGAAAGTGGAGATTTACCCTGATTGGTAGGGTTCACGTCATGTTTCCCCATTTAGAGAGGTAGCATTTCATAAATAAATTTAGTAAAACAACGTGGAACTTCGGAGAAAAACATGGCTGGCATAGGTTTAGTATCTCCAGGCGTTAAGGTTAGGGAAGTTGACCTTACGGTTGGTAGAATTGACTCCATAAGTGATCAGACAGGTGCGATAGTAGGCCCTTTTGAAAGAGGCCCTGTACTAGAACCTTTGCTTATTGAGAATGAGCAAGATATGATCGATCTTTTTGGAAAACCATCAAGTAATGATAGACAGTATGAATACTGGTACACTGCATCAAACTATCTACAGTATGGTGGTATATTAAGAGTCGTTAGAGCAGATGGTGCAAGTTTAAATAACGCAAACGTAGGTGGTATGCCTACAACACATCCAACAGGTATTGGATCAACTTCAAGTCTTAAAATTAAATCTTTCCAAGATTATCAAAATAATTTTGAAGATGCTACAACATATCGATTAGCTGCAAGAAACCCAGGCAGTTATGCAAACGGAATGAAAGTTGCATACATTGATGGTGCTGCAGACCAACAACTTCATGTTACACCTCATGTGGTGGCAAACATCAGTGTTGGTATGGGTGTTACACAACCTATCAGTGGAACAATTGTTGGCCCTGGCACAACATCAACCGCAGACGGATACATTCAAGGTATTGTTACTGGTGTTGGTGCAAGTACAGTTGATGTTAAGGTTGTAAATCGTGTTTCTGCTGCTGGAACAATTTTCCCAGCGACTTACACAGAGGACGGAATCTTCGCATTTACAACAGGAACAAAAACAAGTAATACTTTACCTGGCCCTGGCGTTCTATTTTCAAGTAGTTCTTCAACTATTGCAAACCCTGACGCTGGTATTTCAACTTGTGCAACAGTCTTCCAAGTTGATGACTGGTATGATAATCAGTTTATTCAATTAAAGAATGGTGCATTACAGTGGAAAGAGATTGCTGAAAAACCAGGCACAAGTGGATACTCTGCTGCAAGAAACGGTTCAAATGATGAATTACATATCGTAGTTATTGATGACAGTGGAAAGATTTCTGGAACAACAGGTGCAATTCTTGAGAAGTTCACATTCCTATCAAAGGCAGATGACGCAAAGAACTCCTTTGGAGATGCAATCTACTATAAAGATTTTGTTTCAAAGAACTCTGATAACATCTTTATCGGAATCGCAACTGGAAACGGAACAATTGCATCTGGTATTGTAACTGCATTTACTCCTGTATCGACAGCTCAAAATACTTGGAGTCAGGACGCACAAGACGTAGACTTCAACTTTGGTGGTAACATACTTTACGAACTACAAGGTGGTAAAGATTATTCTGGTGTAAGCACAGAGGGTGGTTACTCTTGTTCTCTTGGTTCAATCATGGGTGGTTATGAAATCTTTGAGAACGAAGCAGAATATGCAGTCAACTTCTTACTTCAAGGCCCTGGCATCACAGGTAGTCAAGCAGAATCACAAGCAAAAGCAAACAAATTGATTGCAATTGCAGAGGCAAGAAAGGATTGTTTAGCAGTTATCTCTCCAAACAGAGAGACAGTTGTTAACGTAACAAGTGCAAAGACACAAACAACTAATGTTGTTCAGTTCTATGATCCAATTACATCATCATCTTTCGCAGTCTTTGATTCTGGTTATAAGTATCAGTTTGATAGATTTAATAATAAGTTCCAGTTTATGCCATTAAATGGTGATATTGCTGGATTGATGGCAAGAACATCTGAGGAACAGTTCCCTTGGTTCTCACCTGCTGGGCCTCAAAGAGGAAATATACTCAACACAGTAAAACTTGCATATAATCCTAATAAAGTTCAGAGAGACACTTTATACACTAAGAGAATCAACCCAGTGATATTCTCACCTGGCGGTGGATTCTTATTATTTGGTGACAAGACAGGATTAGCGATTGCATCTGCGTTCGATAGAATTAACGTTCGTCGTTTATTCTTGAATCTAGAGGCAAGAATTGAAATTGCTGCAAGAACACAACTCTTTGAATTCAACGATGAAATTACGAGAGCAAACTTCCGTAATATTGTTGAACCATTCCTTCGTGGAGTTCAAGCAAAGAGAGGTATTACTGATTTCGTCGTGATTTGTGATGAAACAAATAACACACCTGACGTGATTGATGCGAACGAGTTTAAGGCAGATATCTTTATCAAGCCTGCACGTTCAATTAACTTCATCGGTCTAACCTTTGTTGCAACTAGGACTGGAGTTAGCTTCTCTGAAGTCATTGGTCGAGTTTAATCAAAGTCCCACTAAATAACAAAAGGAGTTAAAAAAGAAAATGGCAACATTTAATCAAAGAAACATAACAGAGTTTCGATCTAGATTAGCTGGTGGTGGTGCAAGAGCTAACCTGTTTGAAGTTGAGATTGCTTTTCCAGAAGAACTAGGAATAAATTTAACAGATGTATCTGATAAAGTTCCATTCCTAGTCAAGGCTGCTGAGATACCAGCATCAAACTTAGGTAATATTCCAGTTCCATATAGAGGTCGTGTTCTTCCTGTTGCTGGAGACCGCACCTTTGATCCTTGGACAGTAACCATTATTAATGACACTGATTTTATAATCAGAGATGCGATGGAGAAATGGAGTAACTCAATTAATGATTTACAGACAGCTCAAGGTACAATTAGTCCAGAAGTTTATCAGAGATCTGCTCAAGTTAAACAACTAAGTAGAGAGGGAACAAACCCTGGCGATCCAGAAAAAGTTCTAAGACTTTATAACTTTGAGGGAATTTATCCTAATACAGTTAGTTCTATTCCTCTTGATTTTGGTGCAACAGATCAGATTGAAGAGTTTCAAGTTACATTCAATTACCTATTCTACGAAGTAGCCTCACCAACAGGTAACTTCTAGTTGATTTTTATTACAGTTTAAGATATAATATAAATACCACTATAGGTATAGAAGTTATACTATGGCACAACTTTTTGGTTTCTCGATTGATGATTCGTATAAGAAACCGTCACCATCAGTAGTTTCGCCTGTCCCCAAAAATAATGAGGACGGTGCAGACTACTATTTGGCGTCTGGATTTTATGGTCAATATCTTGATGTAGAGGGCGTATTTAAAACAGAATATGATTTAATTCGTAGATATCGTGAGATGGCACTTCATCCCGAAGTTGATTCTGCGATAGAGGATATTATAATTGAAGCGATTGTTGCAGACCAAAATGATTCGCCAGTTCAAATTGACCTTGAGAATTTAAATGTAGGGCCAAATATTAAGGATCTTATTCGTTCAGAGTTTCAATACATCAAGGAGATGTTAGACTTTGATAAGAAAGCGCATGAAATATTTCGTAATTGGTATGTAGATGGAAGGATATACTATCATAAAGTCATAGATTTAGAAAAACCAGAAGAAGGAATTAAAGAACTTAGATATATTGATGCACTTAAAATCAAATATGTAAGAGAACAGAAGAAAAAAGGTGGTGCAAATGCAATTCAATATGTGCAAGGTAATAAACCAGGCGGTAATGATAACCCATTAGATGCAGATTTTGAAGGACTATCAGAATATTTCATATATACTCCACACTCATATCAGAAAAACCAATATGGTTCTGTTGCAGTTACAGGACAACAGAAAGATGCAGTCAAGTTTGCTAAGGATGCAGTCGCATATTGCACATCAGGTTTAGTAGATCGTAATAAACAAACTGTTCTTTCTTATCTACAAAAGGCAATCAAGTCACTTAATCAATTAAGAATGATTGAGGACAGTCTTGTAATTTATAGACTATCAAGAGCTCCAGAAAGAAGAATATTTTATATTGATGTTGGTAATTTACCAAAGGCAAAAGCAGAGCAATATCTTCGTGAAGTCATGGCGAGATATCGTAACAAACTAACTTACGATGCAAACACTGGTGAGATTCGTGACGATAAAAAATATATGTCAATGATGGAAGATTTCTGGCTACCAAGAAGAGAGGGTGGTCGTGGAACTGAGATATCAACATTGCCTGGCGGACAAAATTTAGGAGAACTTACAGACGTAGAATACTTTCAGAAGAAACTTTTCCGTTCCTTGAACGTTCCTGAGTCTCGTATGGCTGACAATGCAAGTTTCAGTTTAGGTCGTTCATCAGAAGTTTTAAGAGATGAACTTAAGTTTAGTAAGTTTGTTGGAAGAATGAGAAAAAGATTTAGTAATCTTTTCCATGACATACTTAAAACTCAACTCATTCTTAAAAATGTTTGTACTCCCGAAGAATGGGAACAAATGAGTGACCATATTCAATATGATTACTTGTATGATAATCACTTTGCTGAACTCAAAGATGCAGAATTAATGCAAGAAAGACTAGGTTTAGTTGCAACTGCTGACCCTTATATTGGAAAATATTATTCAGTAGACTACATACGTCGTAAGATTTTACGTCAAACTGATAGTGAAATTAATGAGGAAGATAAATTAATCGCTGCTGAAAGAGAGGCTGGACTTATTCCACCAACTGAACAAGAGATGCAAATGGCACAAATGGCTATGGATGCACAGGGTAATAAGGATAATCTTGGTAAACCAATCAATGAACCAGAGATTGACACCAGTAAAACTGAAGACCCTGATTCGCCAGGCACTCCAGACCTTAAAGGTGGCGAGATATAAATAAAACATAGGTATAGGATTTTTATCTCATGGATGAATTAATGAACTTGATGATTGCGGATGAATCTCCATCTGAAATTAGTGATTCAATAAAAACTCAATTAATGCAAAAGGCTACCGCAAGAATAGATGCTCTTAAGCCTGCGGTTGCGAATGCAATGATGGGTTATGAACTTGAGTCTGAAGAAGATGTAGAACCAGATGCAGAAACAGTTGGTGAACTTGATAATGCTGAAGAAGAAACCGAAGAGGAAGAGTAAATGGCACATCAACCTGTAGGCGCTGGTTTTAGTTTTGCAACGAATCAAACAAGTGCTTCACAAACTTTTACAGTACAATCGGACACACTTAGAGTTGTTGCCAAAAACGCTGGTCAACATGTAGCGATTGGAACTACTGGGCCTGCAACTACAACTGATTATTATGTCCCTGCAAATAGTTCTGCAACTTTAAATTTAGGTAGAGTTAGTTCTATCGGAGTTGCTGGAATTACAAAGGGAGCTGCAACAGTCATTACACTCCCAGAGGGAATGGGTAATCCATTCAAAGTTAATGATGTAATCGTAATATCTGGTGTCACAGGTGTAACTGGATTTAATACGACAGCAAAAATTGTTTCAATACAGGAAGCTAGAACGATTGGATATGCACAATTTGGTGCAGAATTGACAATTGATCATGATAGTCGAGTTCTTAACTCCGATAATGCAGTCGTTACTGCTGCAGAGGCAAGAAGACAATTAGCTGTTTCAGCGGTGACTGACCATACAACAAATGGTCAATTATTTGCACAACAGGTTCAAATATCAGGAGTACAATAATGAAACTCATTACAGAAGAAATAGAACAGGTTGAAGTTATTGTTGAAAGTCGCAACGGTAAGAAGAATCTGTATATTGAAGGAGTATTCCTCCAAAGTGAAATGAAGAATCGTAATGGTAGAATGTATCCAAAACAAACGTTGATGCGTGAAGTTAATAGATACAACGAAAACTTTGTTGAGAAAGGTAGAGCTCTTGGGGAGTTAGGTCATCCCGACGGCCCAACTGTCAATCTTGACAGAGTATCTCATAAAATTGTTTCTCTCAAAGAAGATGGAAATAACTTTATAGGAAAAGCAAAGATTCTTAGCACTCCAATGGGTAAGATTGCATCTAATTTATTAGGTGAGGGTGTCAAACTTGGTGTTTCATCAAGAGGAGTAGGGTCTTTAAGTAAAACTAACGAAGGATACAGTGTGGTAGGAGAAGATTTTACTCTTGCTACTGCTGCTGATATCGTTGCAGATCCCTCTGCTCCAGATGCTTTCGTAGATGGCATTATGGAAGGAAAGGATTGGGTATGGGATGGTGGCATACTTCGTGAGAGGATTGCAACTAAAACATACAAACGCATCAACACTCTAG